AGCATCATTCGCAAATTTCTTTGGATTAACTTTAGCAATTAGATGATATATACACCACTCAAAGGCAAGACCTTTATTCATATTATTCTCCGTCTTTTAATTATTATACACTAAAAACTATTGTCACACCTACCTTCTACTTTAATTTGAAGTTTTATAACATCACCACAGGATGTGGCACACCTACCATACCAGTATATATGTTGCTAAACTGAGATACTTTAACGTTTACGCCCTATTGTGTACTTACTTTGTAGGTCCCAGTCAGCTTTTTCCTTAAATGCAAGTACTTTGATCTGATTAAGCGGCGCTTTAGCTTCAATCATATCTTTATTTGCAATTTTAAATAGATTCCACTCTTCTAGTAAAATAGCTATAGAGTTTCGTCTTTGTCTATCCTCTTCTGAAAAGCTGGAAGGTTTACCATCAAGTGCAAATAACTCTTTGAAGTGTACTAGATAATATCTTCCTTGTTTATGAAGAATATGGCACGATTGATATAGAATCTTATCTTTCTTTGAAGCAACTCCTATACGTGTAAGAGTCTCTTTAATCTTTAAAAAGTCATCGTCATCCGCTATAGTAATCTCTAATAAAGTCTTTAAAATATCCATAATATTGCCTCACAATAAATCCTCTCCTATTTATTTTTTTGTAATCTTTACGTTATTATTACTATCTGGGTATATATAATGTTCGAGGAACTCTGTTTTTTGTTTATCGGTAAGAATATTCCAGAACTGTCGAGTCCTTTGGATATTATAACCAACGACTTTGGAAATATCCTGCATCATTTTTAGTTCTTTCTTGTCATCCTTTGACTTTGATAGCCATGGCTTATATCGCTTTGCTTTAGAAGGAATAGAATAGAACATATAATCATGTTGTAATTTTTTATCTAGAAAATGGAACCTATTCATTGCTTCTGAATGAATGAAGGTATCCATATGAGACGAGAATGATTTGTTCACAATCCATGGTTCATAGTCTCGTGAAGTCTGGTCATCATAGAGGTATTCCTTAGTTTTAGAGATATCAGTGATGAATGTCCAGACGTTAAACTTGGATTTATCCTCTTGTTGCTCTTCACGTGTCTTTATGACTCCAAAGAGTGTTGAGGTCTCACTCATGAAAATTCACACTCCATAGAGACTTCAATAAAGAATGCCATGAGATTGATTTCAGCATCAGCTACAAATGCGGCTTTATATTGATATTCTGCAATCTTGAGAATAAGAACAGGAATAGACCTCTTGGTGAAGAGATCGGTCGCATTATCATAGATAGTACGGAATACGGCTACTGAATCGGTATCAGCGTTTTCATGGATCCATTTACGGATTCCATCCATATTCTTGGTCTTGCAATGACTAATGACTTCTTTTACAGTGACTGATTCAAAGTTGGATAGAATACCAGAATCAATCTTACCAGCAACTGAATAACGCTGTAGTTCATTTAGAACTCGGCGCCAATCCGGAAAGAACTTCTGAATGACTGCCGCAACTGCTTGCTTGTCATACTCTACATTTTCGGTTGCAAGAATAGTCTCGGCACGCTTCATAAATTGTGCAGCAAGTTTTGGCATTTCTTTTTTAGGAATAATAAAGTCTACGATAGGAGCGCGAGAATGAAGCGGCTTAATGATCTTATCCTTGTAATTACAGGTAAGGATAAAACCACAGTTCTTGGAAAATTCTTCCATGAAGTTACGAAGCGCAGGTTGAGTACTGTTAGGATTTAAGTAATCTGCCTCATCAAGAACAGCATATTTACGCCCACCAGAAAGTGACACTGATGAAGCAAAATGTAGAATATCATTACGCAGAGTATCAATATTACCGTTCATCGAACCGTTAATGATAATGTAATCACAACCTAGTTCTTCAAGCATGGCTCGAGCAATAGTGGTCTTACCTACACCGGCACCACCTGCTAGCGTCATATTGGCAATATTACCAGAATCCACAAAGCCTTGGAAAGTCTTTTTTAGATCACAAGGTAGAATAGTGTCAGCTACCTTACGTGGGCGATACTTTTCAACCCACTGGTATTGTTCAAGCATTTACTTTCTCCATAATAAAAAAACCGCATGGATACATTATTACATATCCATGCGGTTGACAATAAATTCAATAATATTAGAAAGTAGAGTTAGATTCTACTGCAATCCAATAAACTACTTCAGTTCCTACAAATTGAGAGATACCCTTAGATGAGATCATAACTTTGTAGTCACCATCCATTATCCTAAGATTTTCTTGACGGAAAATAGCACGGAAGACCTTATCACTTTCACCGATATTAACAGAATAAGTGTCAGTTGATGGGTTCTTCATATCAATAGCTTCTAGTGATACAGTCGTGCCGTCACCAATAATAGCAATTTCAGGAAGACCAAGAACACTTAGAGCCTTGGTAACATTCTGATAATCACGATTAGTTAGGACACATTCTACATCTACTGATGGTAACTTGATTTCTTTTTCAGGTGGGGCCATAAGAATGGAAGGATCAGCATAATGATAAACTACACTACGGTTTCCATCAGAAATGCGAACAGATCTGTCACTAAATGTTAATTCAGGATTCTCAAATAGAGATAAAGTTGAAATAAATCGAGTAAGATTATAGATTGCCACCGTATTCTCAAACTGTTCAGTAACTGTAGTACGAGCCATGATAGTCTTATTTTGAGAGATGGTAGATACCATGTTACCAGGCTTCAGTAGAATAGAAGGATTGATAGCAGAGAAGTTTTTAAGAATGTGTAGAGTACGTGCACTTAGTTTCATAATATAGTTTGTCCTCTTTATTGTATATAATGTATAATATCATAGGTTAAGTAGTGTGTCAACTACTTCTTACCCTTTTTAAGCATTGCTGGATCAGCAGTAGCAGGGGCACCAATAGATGCTAGATCAGCAAGTGATCCACCAAAGATGTATGTACCAACGTGCTGTAGTTTCATCCACGGGCAATACCAAATTTTGCCACCAGCTTGTGCTAGTTTCTGGCAGAACCAATAGTCTTCTGATAGATAACGCTTAGACACTGGATCAATCTCTGCCTGAAAGTATTGCATGATTTCGCGAGAGCCATCAAACTGTTCAGTACGAACGTGGTCTGGTTTATAATGATATTGTGGGTAAACATCTCTAAACTTTTCAAATGCAGATCGTCTAGTCATCATAAAACCAGTACCAACTTCAGATACTTCTACTGGTTCATCAATTCGAATAGTGCCATTACCATTGGCTTTAGGATTAAAAACATAATCACCAACAAATTTGTCTAAAACATTAGCATCTTCATCTGCAATACCTTTGTTAACTGCTAATTTGATCTTTTCCCAAGAGATTGTCTTCTTCGGATATGGACCTGCAAGAACGTCATATTCTGAATCATCAGATTGAAGTGCCATCATTGCAACAACATCACGCGGGTCAAAACCAATATCTGAATCGATGAATAGCATATGGCTGCAATCAGATCGCATAAACTCATCAACACAATAGTTTCGTGCACGAGTGATTAGTGATTCGTTAAATAGAAAGTATGATCTAAGTTCTAAACCATTAGCGGCAAACATAGCGGTTAAGTCGGCTGATGATTTAGCAAAAAGACCTGCACACATTCCACCATACATCGGTACAGCAAGAAAAAGTTTACGCTTCCTTAGTTCAACCATCTCAATCTTAATTTCCATAATCTATTCCTTATAATGATCATTATATAAAGCAAGCATAATATAATGCATTGCTTTCATTAAATCTTTTTTGTTGGAGCTATCTTTTTTTCCATATCGCCAAATATATTTTTCGGCGGTGTCAATGAAAGTGGTTGTAGCGGAACCACGAGCAATCCAAGCATCAAAACATTCTAGTGTTTCAGCTTTATAGTGTTCACTATATGTCTTATCAATATAATCTTTAAAGTCCTTGATAATCATATCCTCACAATATTTATACTGAATCTTATTGGATTCTATAATATCATATGATTTTAAGGTTGATTCTGTGTTATCAATAGAATTAATTGGACTTACAGTAAATGTATATTTTTCATCAGCCGTATTAGTGAAAGCAGTGGTACTCATATTAGTCAAAGTTATAGTACTCATATTATACTCCATTATTTAAAATAGTGTAATCAATACCTATTTCCTCAAAAATAGATTTAGTCAAAAGATTTGATTGTTCCCATTTGGTTGAAATGGTTGCTGGATGACAGGTAAATACTTTTTTAATACCTACTTGTGCCACACCCTTTGCACATTCAGAACAAACTGGTAGACCATAAACATATAGAGTTGCATTATCTAGACTCACACCAGTTAAAGTTGCATTATAGATGCAGTTCATTTCACCATGAATCATATAAGAGTATTTAGTTTTTTTATTCTCCAGTCGTTCAAATAAATCTTCA